CACTTGACAAGGATCAACATACTCACAGCAATCAGAAATAGGAACCTCTATCATCTCTAAACAAGGAAGTGTTTGGAATACAGTGTCTGTAGCCCAAAGCTTTCTGAGATTTGTTTCTCTCTTTACCAATAAAAATGTATTGTTTCTAACCTCAGACGCAACAACCCTATCAGTGATAAGGTTATCTGTTGTTAATAGTTTGTGCATTGCACGAACATCTGAGACCATTTTTCTTAATGTAGCCATTATAAATACTGTTTGAATATATTTGTTATTCCTTCATCATAATCAATTAGGAATCCTGTAACTTCTGCTTTAGACATCGTATGACCATTCTTATCATCCCATAGACTCTTAGCATTTGAGAATGCTGGGATCTGGTAAAATTTAATACCATTGAAATCATGACTCACTTCATGGTGTTTGTCTCCTGTGAATATATAGAACTTATCATGGTAAGACCACCCTGCTCTATATTCTATTGGAAACAATGCAGCAAGCTTTGCAGGTTTAATAGCATCTCCATGATTAAACATCAATGCTGATTGACCATAGCTTACATACTTTCTATACTTAGGAGAACAATCAAATGTTACTCTCCCTGTATTTCTAAAGTAGGTTTGTAACCAATTAACCATATGCCATCCTACAAACTCATCATGATTACCTGCTACATATACTACCTTCACTTCATGACCATACTGTAATAACATTGTAATCATTAAGATCTCATGTCCACAGATATACTCAAAAGAAGTGTGATATGTGTGAGTGTTTGTTTGAGGAGTTCCTTTTGTAGTCATACCAGTGTATTCACTATTGAACTCATCAGATCCAATGATATATGTAATTTGTTCTAAGTTATTTGAAAGCTGAGCTTGGTTAGCTATCAACTCCACCTTGTACATGATATGAGCTAGTCTATTAGTAACATCATTGTTACCATCTATGTCATATTTGTTCAAGTGAGAGTCTTGTTTGTTGATGACTAACATACCTTTTGGTTTGTCAAAGTCAACCTTAGGACTCATAACCTCTTGACTTACAGGCTTATATGAAGCTAAAAAGTCTACAAACGCATCTTGAAAAACTTGTTCTGTAGACTTCTTCCCTAACCAGGCTTTGACTTGCCAATGTGGATTCCCACCATTTCCCCAGTAGTTCTGTACGTACTTGGTGATTTCCCATTTGTCTGTGTCAATCTTACACTTTACTATGAGCTCATCTAAGCTCTTAATTTCATCTTTTGTATTGAAGACAATCTCTCCTGTTCCTTTAGCTATATCCTCTTCAAATCTCACTATTGTTTCCTCTAGCTCAGAAACATAGTTACCTACCTCTGCCACTTCTTCAACAAGTTCTCTATTTCTTAACTCTATCAACAACTCATCAACCTCTGATTCTGTAATTCCAAGCTTGTCAGCGTAGAACTTTTTACTCTTTTTCCAATGTAGGATTTCTTCTAGCTGGTTTAGTAATGCTTGATTCTCAGGCATATGTAGTTTATTTTGGTTAAAATTATTGTAAAGATAGGAACTATTTCTGAATTTCCCAAAAATAAGTTAACTATTTTGGTTATATACAATAACTTTTTTAGTTATAGTTAAAACAAAAACTCCCAGGGTGGAAACCCTAGGAGAACTCCCTGTAAACCAACAAACAGGGTTTTTAAAATTGTATTAGCATTGGAACTCATAATATTCAAAGGTGCCACTTATAAGCTTCCAAGATATATTCTCTGAATCATAGAATAAAGCAGTGATAGGAGCACCTACAGCGTTTCTAGCAATTGCTGTACATGTTATAGAACTGCCTCCTCCTAGGCCTGCAAACGAGTCACCATTGGCTACAAATAAGGCATAGTCAGAAGCATCTAAGAATATTCTTAAAATTGAACCTGTAGGACATCCATCATATCCAGCATAACGTCCTATATCAGCTAAATATAATTCATCTGGATTAGGGGTTGTAGACGTAGAAGTTGTGCTTGTGCTACTTGTAGAAGTGGTGGTGGTTGTTGGAGCTCCAGATACAATTAAGTAAAGGTCTCTTTGACAAACTCCTGTAGATCTTACAAGAACTTCTGTAGTTCCATCTGGAGCTAGGCTTGAAGTATATCCAGCAATAAGAGCTGCTCTAGAAATACCAGTTTCAAATGCTGTTGTGTAACCATCTGCATTTGAGTATAAGTTGAATGGACCTGTATCAGATCCTGCTAGGGTAAGTGTTATTAATACTGTCATTATTATTATTGTTATGGTCTTACTAAAACTAAAAATCCTCGTCTAAATCCTGCACCATCTCCTAAGTTTATACTATAGAAATATGTTCCGTCAATAGCATCTACTCCTACATTATTGTACTTACCATTCCAAGGAACATATACAGCTCCTGAAAAATTAGCATACCAAACATTTTGACTTATATCAAAAATTTCCCATACTGCATTTGGATAACACGTATAGTTTAAAAGTTCCCATGTACCACCTCTTTTGCCTTGCCATTGCCATGTGTCATCTATACCATCACCATTGGGAGAAAATCCCCCTGAAAATAATATCTGTGTATATGCACATGGTCCTGGAGGTGGGGGAGGTGGTAAAGAACAACCTCCACTAATTCCAAGAGGTGATGATATCAATTGTATATTAGTTGATGTACTATAACAAGAACCATCACATACACCTGACATTGCACAGTTCCTATATGTATAAGTTCCAAATTGTCCAAATCCTTGATATTGACCTGCATTTACATTAAGATTTGTAATAAGTGTATCACTTATTTGATAAGGAGGAACATCTTCTTGTTCAAAATAATCATACTGAACTTCAAAAGTTAAAGTAGTTGGTGTATAATAAGCATTGCCAAACTGATCAATAAGAGATATTGTCCAAGTCTCAAATGTATCTGTATAACCATTACAACCTGGATACAAGTTATTAGTTATAGTTAAATTATAACAAAGTAAAAATGGTGTAGTTTGTGGAACTATATCCTGATATGGAGGAAGTCTATTTCCAGTATATCCAGATAATGCAGCTGTATCTGCATAATAATTTGTAAGAATAAAGTCTTTTGTAGCACATTGATTTCCACTAGGAGGATTTGCTCCTGGTTTTTGAATTAATCCCATTGTGGTTAAATCTGTATATGTTACTAAAGCATTATTTGTTTTCATTTAACTACAATTGGTTTATAATATACAAGCTCCATTACAAGTTGTGGCAGATGGAAGAGTAAGTAATATTGGAGTACTACCTGAACTAGTTGATTGTGTTATTTGATAAACAAATCCAGTTACACCTATATCTGCATAGAATCTATTTATTATAACAGAAGTTCCAGTTGGAAATCCTACTAGTACATTTGTACTTGTTATATTACAACCTGAACAATTATATTCATCTGCTAAATAATAATCATAATTTGGATTTGCTGTGGTAGATGTTGTAGTTGTAGTGGTACCAGGAATATCAAGAAATCTTGACTTACTTAATCCTCCAAAAGTATAAGCTGTTGGAATAGATTGTGACGCCCAACTTGACCATGTTATACCATTGTTATAAGTTATTTGAGCACTGTCTATATATGTTATCAATGCATAAGTTCCATCTGAATTAACAAATACTCCTCCTGGTGTTTGTCCAATTGCTGGAGCACTTGGATTTGTATCAAAGACAGTAAAGCTAACACCATAATTTGTAGAGAAGTAAAATTTATTTAATGTATTATTAGTATTAACTAATGCTACTAACATATACTGTCCATTCTCAGACATATCACAATAGAGTGCTCTATCATATTGATCATATGTTTTTTCAATAAATGATGCACCATAGTTAGAAGATAAATATATCCTTCCTTCTCCTTGTGTATTACCTGTACCAAAACTAGACATTTGTGATAATAATTGATATTGTCCTGAAGTATTTATAGCTACATCTGTCCAATATTTTAAATTATAATCACCACTAACACTAAATGACACTCCAAAGTTAGAAGACTTAATTATTCTAGATCCCCAATCAAATGAGTTATTTTGTTTATTTACAACACATGTAATATATCTACCATCACCAGAACATGCTATTTTTGGATAAGGAATTTCTATAAGTTCATTAGAACCAATAGCAGAATAGTAAATTTCACTCCAAGTAACTCCATAGTTAGATGATTTACATATAGATGGTCCTACTGTGTTACTACCATATGTAATTATATACATATATTGACCATCGCTTGAAACAGCTGTTCCAACAATACTTTGAATTGAACTAGGTGATGCTGGTAATGAACATGAACGTGTTGTCCATGTTACTCCATAATCACTTGAGACTTTTATATTATTAGTTTGTGTACCTGTTAATACATATTGTCCTCTACCACTTCTAGAAACACTATATCCAGTAACAGTAGTACTTGACCATGTTACACCTGAGTTACTTGAATATATTACAGTTCCATAGGTTGGTACACCTGGTGGAGTATAAGGATTTACGTCATCAACTCCATATATTCTATTAGAATATAAAAGAGGATCCAAATCACTTTTAACAACTAGTTGATTAGCAGATTTACTAGAAAAGCTTGGATAGGAAGTATTTAAGGCAACATAAGATGATGCCTCAGTTTTAGTTATTTGTTTTTGACTTACAGGAATAGTAGAGGTAGGAATAAATACACCAGTATCTACACCATCCTGAAGATTATTACAAGAAACTGTTTGATTACTTGCTATGCCTGACCAACTCATTATTTATTTAATTTAGCTTCTAACTCAGCAATACGTTTTTCTAGTTGAGCAATCTTCCAGCTATGTACTTGTGTATAATCCACTACTAAGAAACCATCATCTTTTACTTCTATAGCATCAGGAAGAAACTGTTGTACTTGTTGTGCTATGTATCCCCAGTGTTGTTTAGTATCTCTTTCTGGATTATTCCAAGCATACATTACAGTTTCTATATTTTCTGATTGAATAGCACCTAAAACAGTTTTAAGTCTTAAGTCAGAGTTTTGGAAGAAAGAGTCTGCATATATTGAATTACCACTTACATATACACTTGAGTTTGTAAATCCAGAGTTTGCGTTAGTACATATAACTATTGCTCCTGCAGTTGCTGGAGAGATAGTTGTAAATCCAGGACCAGTTGGGCCAGTAGGGCCAGTTGCTCCTTGGGGACCTTGGGCACCTTGAGGACCAGTAGGACCAGGTCCTCCTGTTGCTCCTTGAGGTCCTGTAGCTCCCTGTGGTCCAGTTGGACCAGGACCTCCTGTTAAACCTTGTGGTCCAGTAGCTCCTTGTGGACCTTGAGGGCCAGTGGGACCAGCAGCACCAGAAGTACCAGCTGTTCCTGTTGCACCACTAGAGCCAGTAGCTCCAGATGTGCCAGCTGTTCCTGTACTAGTTCCTGCTGTAGCTGATGTACCAGAACTAGCTGATGTACCTGCTGTACCTGATGTACCTGCTGGTCCAATAGAACCAGAAGTACCACTTGTACCATTACCACCAGCAGCTCCAAATAAGTTTACAGTCCAAGCTGCATATATTCCTGAACCTGTTGTTGCTATTATATTAACAACCATAGCACCTGTAAGACTATCATAGCTTGTAACAGTGCCTTCCATTGTATTAGAACCATCATATGCCAAAAGTATTGTTTGAGCAACACTATAAGCTAATCCTGTACCAGTAGTTAAAGTTTGAGTACCATTTCCTATTGTTAAAGATGTGACAGAAGATGATAGGTATCTATCTCCATCTAAACCAGCTGTACCAGAAGTACCTGCTGGTCCTATTGAACCTGACGTTCCTGCTGTTCCTGCTGGTCCTATTGAGCCTGACGTACCAGACGTACCCATTGTACCATCTGCAGCAGATGTACCTGAACTTCCTGAACTTCCAGAAAGACCAGAAGAAGCAGATGTACCATTAGTTCCAGAAAGACCAGCAGAACCTGATGTACCATTAGAACCTTCTCTACCAGAACTTCCAGATGTTCCACTAGAACCAGTGTCACCACTTGTACCAGATGAACCAGCAGCACCACTAGCACCTGAGCTACCTGAAGTGCCAGATGAACCACCAGGTCCTGTAGCACCTGAACTTCCAGATGTACCAGCAGTGCCTGTAAGACCACTAGAACCAGAAGTTCCAGAAGTACCATTAATACCAACAACACCATTGCAAAGAGCGTCATCTATTTTTGATAGAGCACAGTCTAAGTTATCTCCAGTGTGAATTCCTGAACAAGGAAGGTTTGGTCCATTATATATAACATTACCTGCTGTGGTTGCACAAGGAAGTGAACTACAGTTTTGGTTAGGATGATAGTAAGCATTGTAACAAGGATCTCCAGGATTGCAAGCCATTTTATAATTAGTTTAATAAGATTAAGGAATATACATAATATAATATGCAGCTATGACAGGTTGAATATTTGCGTGAGCTGCCCCACCACCTGTATTAGCATTTGTAACACTTGTAGTTATATCAACAGTAAGACTAACACTACTAGTATCTCTAGCTAGAGGCACAGAAGTTCTACTTCCATCTCCTTGTCCTGAAGGAGCTTGAACTCCTGCATAACTATGGCTATGAGGATTTGGGGAAATAGTACCAACAGATGTAGCAGTTGCACTATGTGAGTGAGAAGGCATCTGTGATGCAATAAGCGTCACTGTATTTGCTCCAGCTGTATTAAATATTGCATAGTTTGGATTACCAGGATTTGCAGGATTAACTGCAGCATCTAATGGACCACCTGGAACATTTTGAATAGCTCCAACACCAACACGTCCTCTTTTATCAGGAGTGCCATTTAAGCCATTGCATAGATTTACCTTATAGAAACCAGCAGAATTTAAGCCTGCACCTGTTCCATCAAAGTTAGTTAATGGTCCATAGTATTCATATGCTACATATGGAACCATTTTTAAATTTTGTTGGTTTGAACCACCACCACCTTGACTAGCTAAATAAGCTGCAATCAAAGCATCTAAATCTGCTAGCTTAACATAGTTTGTATCTACATCAAGTGTAAGAGCAGCAAGATCAGTGACAGTTAGACAAAGCTTATTTATAATAGCTTGGACAATAGCATGAGTGTCAGAAGAAGCAGTTACTCCTGTAAGACAACCTATTGTGTAATTAGCATTAAGTATAGTTAATATATCATCAATAGTAAATATTTGTGCTTGTAAGCTACATATAGCTGATACTGTAGCAGTAAATAACTCTTGAGTGTTTGGTGTATGAGCAGGTAAATATAAATCAACTATAGGACAAGATATATTTAATGCAATAGCATCTCCTTCTCCTGATAATAAAGGAACCAAAGCATTCATTATGGCTTGTTCAACAGAAACTAAATTGTCTCCTGTTTCAACACCTAGTGCCTCATAGTTTATACCTGTATATCTAACACATTCATCAGATACTGTCTGAACACATCCATTATAACAACTTTCGCAAGACATGGTTTAATTTATTTATGAATTAACACTTTAACTCTGCTCACCACTTGAGAGGTAGTGGGAAGCCCACACACCATAGCATAGTTAGGAGTACAAAGTCTATATGTTAATATTTGTTTGTAATGTAATAAATCATCAATTATCTCTCCAGGAATATAATTGTTCATGGAGAAGATAATATTATTATACTGGCGATTTGCCCAGTAAGTTAATCTTTCATCAATTTGTAATAGTGTAGCAGGGATGCTAGCATCAACTACACAATCTGTTAATCTTGGTGATAACATCTTTTATTCTTTTTGTAGCGTTTTTAAGTTTGTTGTTGCATGCTGAGCATAGGCCATTAATCAATTGACAGCCACAGCCCACCTTCATACCACATCCTCTACAGTTTGCCATATTAAGGGAAATTAATTACATAGTTGTTTCCTGTACAACCACATTGGTTTGCAATAAAATAATCCAATTGTCTATTGGCTTGGACATATAATTTATTGGCTGTATCAATAGCACAGTTATTAGCTGCTGCTATAGAGCCTTGAATCATATACCAAATACTATTCAATACTACTTTTGACTGGGTTCTTATAGCTGAATCACATTCCATCATGTCAAGCTTCATAAATGCACTATCAAACTTTTCTTGAATAAGTTCAGTACGCATAATGTTCTTCTCTACAAAGTTTGTAGTAGCTGGGGCAACTGAATATTTCATGAAATAAATTCCATCAGGCAATGGTGTCACTGCTGGGAATGGACTTAATCCTAAAATAATTGAGTTGTAAACATTAAAGCTATTCACATTGAATGGAATAGAAACAGGTGTAGTAAAACCAGGAACAGTAATTTGCATAGTAGGAGCACTCACATTAGGTGGATTTGTATCATAAACAGATATATCAGCCACACCAAGTGTTTGTGTGTTATATGTGTTGATTACTAAAAAATCTAATATCATGGTTTTTGATAATAAAAATGCCAGAGGATTTGAGATATCCTCTCACCCTCTGGCATAGGTTAATATGATGCTACTTTTATTCTTAAGGAATCAAAGTAGTTGTTGTTGAAGTACTAGGCCATACAGTAGTTGTAGTGCTAGTAGTTGTGATACAAGCAGTATCTCCAGCTACAGCTCCTAAACCAGCTACTAATATAGCTTCGATAGCAGATGTTTGGTTCTCAGGAACAGCAATGATCACCATGCTATCTTCCATAATATAGTCACCCCATTGGTAAGCACTCTTATCATATTCATTGAATTTGATATAGTACAAATCATAGATCTGACCATCAGTTACCCAAGACTCAAAGTTCTCGTTGTAACCATTCATTCTGTAAAGATGCTTCAAGTAACCAGCTTGGTAACTATAGAAGTTCTTCTCTAATTGTTGAACCTCAGCAGAAGTACCAACAGCATAGTTAGAACGTTGTGTGATAATAGGTTGAGCAACTCTATTACAAGGATCGTCAACAATAAAGTCAGCAGTTGTAGCTGGACCAGAGAAGATGAAAGTTCTGAAATAGAATCTGTCATACTCAAAAGGGAATGCAGCAACGTCACAAGGTTGTCCATAAGCAGTCAAAGGTTTACCAGTAATACGTAACAACGCAGATGAATCGTTACCAATTCTTTGGAATTGATAAAATTGATTTAAAGTGATGTTATCAGGGTTATTACCTGGAGCATCTAACTCTAAATGATAGATAAGATCATCAATTAAAGCAGGAACATCAACGTCTGTACAAGGATCATCACCACATCCAAGACATGGAGCATTAACTGTTACAGAACGAGTGAAACCATTGAAATACAATGTGTTTAGATAACTAGAGAAACCACGTAAAGTTAATGTTACAATCTCACCAGGTTTTACTGTGAAGTCAACTACATCAGTTACTTGATTCACTGGAGTAGGACAACCTAAAGATTTGTACCATTCAGTTACGTTTGTTTTACAAGAGTTACCACTAGGACATCCAGCAATTTTGTCTGAACGCTTAGAACCTTGTAAGTAGGTGTTAACTCTACCTTGAGCTACATAAAAATAAGGGGCAGCAGCAATATTACCTGCTGTTGCAACAGAATAGTCATTTAGGAATATTCCTACTTGACCTGCTGTTAAGTCTTGTGTTGATCCAGAGCTAGGTAATGTATTTCCTACTGGTACAACAAAGAGGGTGGTTAGGGAAAAATCAGCCATTTTGCTTTATATTTAATTGTTAAAAATTATTCGTTTGTTTGTATTCTGTAAATTGAGCTTTGAACAGCACTTTGGTTTTCTGTATACATAGCCAAGTTTTGTACTGTAAGATCTAATAGTTCATCTTCTAGGTATAGTTCAAGTTCGCAATCCTGATCGAATGATGGTAATCCATCAAGCATGATGTATCCTGCCTTATTTATATATTGAGGATATCTCATGTAAGACATATATATATCCTTAGGTATAAACGTACCATCTGTAAATATAGAGATCTCATCAGAAGATATAAAGTTGAATGTCTCTTGATATTCAAAAGAGGGTCTATAGTGAGTGTTGTTTAAGCAAAACTGTAAGTCACCATGCTTAGCCAAGTCTCTATTAATCCATATCTTTCTATCTGTACATCTTCCTTTATCAGCTAATATATAACTATCTATGTAGAACATGTACTGAGGTACAAGGAGATGAACGTTTGCAAACCATTGATTTAGTTCAGCATTCTTCAATGCTAGGGTAAGTGGTTGGTGATTGTAAGGCTGTACAAGACTTTGTAAGTCTTCATAACGCTTCTTAAACGCATCCATACCTAATCCAGAAACTGTACTAAACCCATCAACTTTTTGCTTTATCAATTTGATTTGAGCTTCATTCAATGCTAGAATTTTATCTTCTACAGGAATCTCTTGATGCTCGTTAGTGGATAGTTTATTTAGTTTCTGATCAATCTTATATAATAAACTATCTACTGGGATCATATTGCAGCTATTTTTTTACCTTTCAATTTACCTTCTAAAATTAATAATTGGTCTTGGTTATCTTCATCTGCTAAGAACTTCACTAAATCATCTTCGTCTTTAGCTATCTCAAACTCACCTTCATAAATCTTACCATTAGGTTTAGCTCTATATACTGAGTGAGCAACAGCTTGTTTAACCAAGTCTTTAATATGGAGTAAGTTTTCTTTCATATCTGCAAATCTGTTGAATACCTCAATTGGATTCAAACCTTGATATCTGCCATTCTTGAACTCAGTTTGTTTCAATAGGTTATCCACCTGATTGTAAACTGCTTCTTCTTTGGAATCATCTGACACTGGAAGACCAAGTAGACGAGCCACTTTCTTTTTCTTCTCAGGAGTCATACTATCAAACTTGACAATTGCTTTGTTGATAAGTTGTTTCTTCTTAAACATTACCTTGTTCTCAATATCATCATCAGCAACATAGTACTGAATATCAGCAGGGAATTCACCTCTCTCCCAAGCTTGGTAGCTAGAAGCAATTGTTGGATGAACTCTTAACCATGAGAATGCTAATTCTTGTAATGGTAATGTAAAGTCAAAATAGTTATCACCATCTAGTAACTTTACTGGTTGAACGTGCAAAGAATCATCAACAGAAGTTGATAAGCCATAGTTCCAGAACTGAGAACGAGGACTTAAGTCAGCATTTAAAGCTGCTTGAAGTTTATCTCTTAACTCTGTTACTCTTTCAATCTCCATCTCCTTTTCTAAAGGATCTTGGATTCTTTTGATGTAACTAGCGTTAGGATCTAAGCCTGTTCTATACTGACCATCTAATTCTTTGTAAGGATATTTAAAAACTCCTGTACCAGGAATTCTTGTGTATCCTCTTGCTGCAAGTCCACCTTGCATCGTTTGCAATTGCGAGTTGTTGTACTCTTTCTTAATAGTAGAGATTTTTCCTATCTTACCCATATGTAGTTGTTTTTGTTTGGTTTATTTGCAGATGGTTCCCATCGAAGGGAACACTGTACAGCATTTACTTGTACATGTCCATCTGTGATTTAGAAGACTCCCCCACTGGGAGAGTGGGGGGAATGTCTTCTTAGTTTTTTGCGAAACACCATTGGTGTCAGTCTAAGGATACTATCCTTAAAGGGGCATTTATTAGAATTGAGGAATCTCTTCAATCAATACTGTACGAGATAAATCTTCGATAAATACATCACAACGATCTTTCATCCAAATCTCATATCCAGGGAATTTATTTGCAGAACTCATACCTTGAGACTTAGCAAAGCCTAAGTGGTGACGAGTACCATCGATATAACCCCAAGTCATAGAAGGTGCACCCTTCATACGTACTTCACGAATATTATTGATCATAGAACCATCAGACATTGGAGATACATCAAACACCATAAATACTGGAGTTGATTTCTTGTTTTGTCCAAATTCTAAATTTGTTTGAGGTAAGTCTAATTCTTTCAAGTGAATTAATTCAACACGACCAGTCTCACGAGTTACCATTGCATCGAATGCAAAGTTGTAAGTGATATGTTGACCTTCACCTTGCATGTATCTGTTACCAGAATCAGCCATGAAAGTAAGACCAGAATTCAAAGCATCTGTTTTTAAAGCTTGTTGGAATACATCAAAGCCAGCTTCATTAGTGTACATTTTAACACGTCTGTCTTTAACATCCACACGTCTGTAGAATAAGTCACCAAATACAGAACGAATTAAGTTCGCAGTGAACTCACCTCTGTTGTACTGTACTAAGTTACCATTGTTACGCATTCTGTGGTATACACCAGCAGATGTACGCTTTAAGTTTTGTTGAGAACCATTAGTTTTTACAGTTCCAGGACGAGCCCAGATCATACGCTTAACTTTTAATTCTAACATAGACTTACGCATCCAGAACTCAATAAATGGTTCCCACTTAACATCGTTACGAGTTAAAGGTAATTGGTTACGTCTTTGAGGAGCATATACTAAGATATCTAAAGGTTTGCCAGAAGCATCTCTCATCATCTTGTCATCAGCCCACTCAGTGATTTTGTGCTCATAACCATATGCAGAACCTAAAGATTCAAACATAGTGATTTGCTCACCTAAACGAGGAAGACCTAATAAGTCTTGGTCGAATTCACCAATCGCAGCATCAACTAACTCTAATTCCACACCCACTTGCAAGAAGATAGGGCTTACGAAATCTACAGTTGGGTTGTCACTCACTAAAGTGAAAGTGTATAAGAATCCAACGTTCCAAGGAACTGGATCTTTTACTACGTAAAAACGAGGACCATATTGACGTGTACCTACAGAGATAATTGCGTTCTTAGAAAATTCATTAGTATCAACAATTACTTGAAACTCTTGTCCATCAATACCAGGCTTGTTTAATTCCTGTGTAGAAGTTGGAACATCAATAAATTTTGGGAACTTGTAAGGTACTTGCACTTGCCATTTCCAAGCATCACTATTGTTATCAATATAGTAAGGAGTAGACTTGTTAATCATGTCTAAGAAGTCATTACTATAAAGAGAACTCTGAGTGTATAAGCTGATGATTTTCTTATCATAGTCAGCAGGCTCAGTTGAGTGAAAGCTCTCTAAATGGTTTGCGTCAGTCAATTTACCTACAGCACGCTTGTCCATAGAAGCTACTCTAGCATAGGTAAAACCAGTTAAACCTGGGATTGTTTGAATTGCCATTTGTTATTCTTTTTTAATTTTTGTTATATAAATTGTTTATTTAAACCAAGAAGTGGATTGTGTAACTGGTTTAGATTTCACTGAACTCTTCTGGGCTTGTCTGGCAACTTCACCAAATAATTCATTAGACTTTTTGGTGATACCTGTCTTTTGAATAGTTGATAATGTAGGATCTTTCTCCATTATCTTCATTAGCAACGCAAGCTTTACTTTTGTTGCATGATTCTCAGGACGTTTCAGCTCCAGAATTGTACGATCAAAATCAGTGAGAGTCTCACCTGAATTTGTTTTGTACTTGTCTGTTACTAGGAAATCTTGTAGTTCACCAGCTAATTTAGTGTTAATTGGTATGCCATCAAATTCTTTAGCTTTTATTTTCTCTTGTAAAACATTGTTTACATTTTGATAATATTGCTGTTTGATAGCTTGTTGTTGTTGTAATTGGGCCTCTCTTTCTTGCTCCATTTGTTGGAGCTTTTGGCCTTCTTTCTTTATTAGGACTTTATGGTGTTTCGTAGCAACACTTTCTAGGTCACCATAATTTTTTAATCTTTCAACTTCTGTTGTAACATCTTCAGGCTCAAATCCTTGATCAGTCAAAGCTTGTTTAATAACAGCTATTTGATTGTTCTCTTGAGTTAAGTCCATATCAGAGAAAGATTTGATTTGGTTAAATGCACCAAAGTAATCTTCAGGTTTTACACCTTTTACATATATGGCATCAAATGCTTTTTGATAATCTTCTCCAAACTGACCAATGAAGTTATCTACAATTTCAATAGCTCCTTTCTTCTTCTCTGCTTGGAACTTTTCCAAGAAAGCTTCAGGAGTATCTATTGTAACGTCTTCCTCATCTTCTTCTTTTGAGAATACACCTAGTTTGAAAAGATCTCTTGATAATGCAGTGAATTGACTCGTAGGAGCTTCTTCACCTTCTTCATTATCATCTTTACTATCTTCTTGATTATCAGCATTTTGTACAGCTTTCTTAGCTGGTGCAGCTGCTGATTCATCATTTGTTTCTTCCTCGCTTTCTTCATTATCCTCACCATATAAGAAACTTTGAATATCCTTTGTAGGATTTTCATCTTTCTTTTCAGGTTCTGGTTCTGAAGCAGCTGGTTGTTTAGAAGTAGTTTTCTTTGTTGGAGCAGGAGCAGGTGCAGGTTCATTATTAATGTCCTGAATATCATCAGGGCTAGAAGTTGCACTTTCAGGGGACAATAAGTCATTTAATAACTCTTGACTACCCATTCCCATGTCCATAGTATCTTGAATACTAAAGTTGCCCAGTTGGGGCATATCTAGATTTTCAGCCATATGTAGTTGTATTTATTTGGTTTTCAATGTAAAAGTATATCAAGTTAAATTAACAGCAAAGAGACAAGGCTCTATATAGATCATTATTCAATATAATATAGCATTAATGTTTTTTACTCTAATCTAATTTGTTAGTAAAATTGTCATTTATAAGTCTAAAGCTTCTGATTGGAGCCAAGTCAGTAAGGGTAACTTGTTGAACCTCAACTCCCCACTTCCTAGCTTCCACCCTAACCTTCTTTGTCAAAGTGTTGTCAAGTTCTGAATCTGTACATTCATCCATACTCATAGACATAATGACATTTTTGATGATGCTTTGAGACATATCTGACAGAGCATCCTGGGCATCAAATACCTCAAGAAGAAATATCTTGACATCAGCTATCTTATATTTAATGACTCCTTTCACTACAATGTTCTGCTTGTCTTTAGTATATAAAGATTGGGCATCTAAACTGAGAGTTGTGACAACCACATGTTGGTCAATCACTTCATCAAATAGAGGCATCTTGAAATGTATTCCAGGTTTGAGTACTCTTTTAAAGATACCAAACCTGAGTAATACTGCTTCTTCATAGTCTCTAATAATGATAGCTGGTGTGAGTTGTAACCACCAATTGGTGATTATCTCTATCAGTTTATCAAACATATTTATTTAGTTTTCTTAGCTCTGCCCTTGGCATTCTCCTTGGCCACAGCTAAATCATTTGCTTGGTTTTCTCTAGCTATCTTTAACTTCTCTCTTTCTATTTCTAGTTTTTGAGAAGCTAATTGATTTTTACTTTGTACATCCATCATCTTAGCCTGATAGTCTCTTTCAGCTTTTGATTGAGCTAGGGCTAGTTTATCTATTTCTAAAACATCAGGGGTACCACTTGCGTCAATATCTGATAAAGGACCTGCTTTAGATTCAGCTGCAATAAGAGCAATCTCTTTCTTGTTGATTCTATCAAGCTCTGCTTGGTAGTTTTCATTAGCTATTTTCTCTTCAGATTGTTGTTGAGCTAATTGAATTTGAGCTTGAGCTTGTTGTTGTTGTTGCTCAAGTTCTTGTTGTTTTTGTTGTAACTGAGCATTCTGTAAAGCTTCTTGTCTATCTTTCAACTTCTTAAAGACTTGCTTCATTTGTCTCATTGAGTTAGTACTGTAAAGCTCAATCACATCATGTAAGCTACCACCATTTTGGATGACAGCTTGAGATAATCCTCTAATCTCACTAAACATTTGTCTGTCTTCTGGTCTATTAGTTAAGAATACTTTAAGATCTCTGAAACGTAAATCTGTACCATTTACAGAAACAAACGCAGATTCTCCTTCATTAGTAATATAAGAAATAGTAGATTGTGGTTTAGCACTTTCTATATATAAAGCTGCGTCAACAATTGCTTGATACAATTGACCTAGTACATATTCATGAGCTACAAATAAAGGTTCTGTCTGAGCGTAAGATTGTGTAATAGCTGCATTAGTACCTGTAGCTGATTCACTAGCTTGTACAGATCCAAGTCTTTGTCTTGACATACCAATTAATTCCCAGCACTCATTCTTTATTTGTTGTGCTAGAGTATATCTTGCTTGGATTTCCTGTGTACGTGTAAGGTCAAGACTTGTAAATTGGTTGAAGCTAGATGGACTCTTTAAGTTCTCAGGACTATCATCAACAAATACTACACCTCTATTACGTGCTTCCATTTCCCAGATATCTAATGCATCTTGAGCATCACCATCCTTAGGAATAGGAATATGTCGAATAGACATTAACTGCACCTTACCTACTTCTTTCTCTAATAACTTATAAAGTTGATTCATACAAACATTATAAATTACTTGGAAAGGCTTCATCATATCCACTAAGCTCTTAGCTTCTGTGTTCTTAACTTCAAATGTTTGTCCAATGATTGGGCAATAAGGTAATAACTTATAAGGTTTAATATGATAGATGTCTGGACCAATCTTAATACCTTGGTACCATTGGTTAATCCATCCCCACTCTAATGAAATTTGTGTAGGAATATTATTAGACTTATAGTCTTCATCAACTAACATAGACTGTTCGTTGCCCATCTCATCTGTATATATAACTTTACCAATCTTCTTTTTACTAATCCAATATGCTCTTACCACCACATACTTATAACCAAATGAGCTTACATTAGATGTAAGTCCTAAGAAGTCTTTAAGACCATCATTATTTTCTTTCATCTCAGACTCAATAATCATTCTAGTTTGTAGAACAAGAGGATCGTATGTATCATATTGAATAGAGTCATTACCTGGAACAGCATTAGGATTACCTAAGTTAGATTCACGTACATTGATTAATCCATAGTCTTGTAATGAACTACGTAAGTGATCAATCTCATCTTTAGTTAAGTCAGGAACTGATTCAATAATCTCAGATAGTTCTAATACCTGTACAGTACCAGCAGCATATGCTCCTTGATTTCTACCTGTAGGATCTGAAATATATTTTCTATCAGGAGTAGTTAAGAACCAAGTGTTTTTAGGGTTAGCCACCTCAATGTTAAAACCAGTTTTAGAATTGTCTTCGTATACATGGAAGAACTCTCTAGAAGAAATTAAAAGATCTCTAAATGCATCTTCAGATTTCTCCTTTAATACAAACTCAGCTTTCTCAGCAGTCAATACGTGGTTTGCCCATTTCTCTGCTACAGATGTATAATTGTCAAGTTCATCTTTTACTTGTTGTAATGTTTTCTCTTGTAACTCCTCATCTGTAATCTCCACTCCATCAAATGAAGCTTTTTCTAATATCTTTCTTTGTGCTTGAGAAACAACGTAGTCTTGTAATAGTTGAGTTTTAAATTCTAACTCTTCAGACTTACTATCATCATCAAATGCTTTGACACGAAATGCATCAGGTCTTTTACTAATCTCTCCCACTAATTCATTAATAGGAGTGGTCATTATAGAATAATGTTTTACATAGGCAGGAAGTTCAAGATCTGCTGTAAGCACATCTGTGAAGCTTCTTACTTCTGGTTCTACAAAGAAATCCTCTCTTCTTAAAATACCCTTTACAAGATCATAGTTCTTTACAAATGTATCTCTAGCTTTAACATATTCAGCATATGCCTTATTGGCAAAGTAATCCATTGAATTCTTTATCCAGCTCTCATCCATCTTTTCCTTCTCAGTTTTAAACTGATCAGGGAAGATATTCAGATAAGCATATCTTATAGTTGCGTCTTTCGTGTATCTTATAATTGCCATTATGAAAACAATTTATTGCGTTTATATTTATTTTTTGTTTGTCCAAACATGTTGTTTCTAGAATCAGTGAAGAGTATGTTTCCTCTCTTCTTCTTAAACATAGAAGCAACTCTCTCATCTGATGTTCCACCTATCCTACCCATAATTGGGTCCATCTTTAAAGCCTGTGCTATGGCTAACTCTGCAGCTACAATTCTATCAAAGTTTCCTTGATCATTGTATTGAATAATCTCCTCAAGTAATACAGGATCAAATATCTTACTTACACCTAGCACTTCTCTTATCACTTCACCTGCTTCATTTGTTTCTTTAAAGATTGCAGCTTCCATATACTTCTTTAAACAAGTGTGAAGATAGTCAA